TGGCGACAGACGGGAGATCCGGCTGGCTTCTTTCGGATTGGAGCCGAGGTAATAGATTACTTCGGGGCCAATATCGGAAGCCTGAATAGCCTGGGCCATAACGTCCGTGACGGGAAGGTTGGGGTTATACGCGACTTGTTCAAAGTCCTCGTATCGGTCCCTAGCCTCTTCTTCACGGTCCTTATAGGACTCCAAAAGAGCCGCTTGCTGGGCTGCGGCCTCGCGCTGGGCTAGAAGTTCCCGAGCCTTTTGCTCCGCTAACGCTTCCGCGTATTGCTGAGCTGACTCGAAATCATCCGGCGCAGGTGGAGGTGCGGCGGGCGTTCTAGCCTGCTGCTCCGCAAGCCGTTGGGCCTGCTCTCTTTCCCATTTGCGCTGTTCTCTTGCAAGGCGCTTGCTTACAATCGCGTCCAGCTCTTCTTGAGAGAACGATTTTGTAGGCTGCTGTTCCTCCGGCGTCGTCTCAACAGATTCCGGTGCTGCCGTGGCTTCCGGTTCCGGCGCGGGGCTGATCTCCGCTACAGCCTGTTCTTCGTCGCTCACGCGGCTCTCCTTAACCTAGCTATCCGGCTAGTCGGTAAGTCTACATTAGACGCTAAGATTATTAGCGTCAATGAACATTTGATCGACCTGCGCTTCGGTCAGGCTCAGTTCAATCGCAAGGACGCTGATCGCCCGCGAGTTGCGGTCGGCAAAGTTGCCGTATTCCCAGACGTTCTTTAATGCGTTGTCGCTTGTCTCATTGATAAGCGCCTGCGCCTGATCGAACAAGCCATCGTTCTGCAACACCGTGCGAACGGCCCACATGGGAACCTGTTGCGGGATGGCAGGCGGCGGCGGGACGTATGGGTTAGGCGTGTTGCCTTCCGCGAGCCATGCGAGAAAGGCTTGATAGTCTGTGTTGGCGGGATCTTCACTAAACGATGTCTGCGTCCCATCGCTGTTGTCGCGAATTATTACTTCTTTACCAAAAGAAGTTTTTATGAGGTTATACATTTAGAACTCCGCAGAAAGAGTTAGTGATCCAGACGCAGTATTATTAAAACATAATTCATATGTTCGCGTTGATGTTAATCCGCTTGCAACCGTAACAAGAGCCATCGCTACATTAGCAGATGTCGCTCCATCTTGAGAAATTGATGTCAACGCCGTAATTGCAACCCCATCAAAAACAGCAAATGTATTTGCGGCGGTTGCTGTAAATGATGGCGGTATTCTCATAGTGACTTTTAATGGTATTTGAAAATCAGCGCCAGTAGCATTCTGAGCAGGACCAATTCCAATTCGCTGATAGTTACCGCCTACACCTGCGCCGCTAATTACTTGCGTATACCGCTGACACAGCGCCAACTCCTGCCCATACTGCCTGCGCTCAAACGGCGTGGCGACTGAGCCAACCTCTAGCTGCAATCCAGTCAGATTAAACGAGCCCGATGTCAGGCCCGTGCCAAGCGCAATCGTCACCTGTAGGCCATTGACGCAGCTTGTCGTCAGCGTGAACGTGTTGCTAAATGTCGTCCACGTTGCGTTCGGAATGCTGGGCAGCGTGTATGTCGTCGCAGCCGATGTGGTTGACGTGTAATTGTCCAGCGCAGTCGGCGCAGCCAGCGCAATCGTCGCAGTCGTGACAGCCGATCCGGTGCTTTGATAGATGCGACCGGACACCGTTACGATAACGCCGCTTGCCAAGTCCTGCGTGTTGACGCTTTCGATACGCTGACGGACAGACACGTTGGTGACGCTTGCCGCGCCAGCTACGTTAAGGCTGTCAGCAAAGCCAGTAGGAACCGTCGTCGTGCTTTGCGTAACCGTGACAGTCGCGCCCGTTGGCGTCACAAACCAACGATCCAACGTGTATGCGCCGGAAGTCGTCGCCGCTATAGACCCGCGCTGATAGACGCCCATATCTCCGTTAATCAGCCGATTCCGCAGGAAGCTAGAACCCATTATGACGGTGCCGCTGGCGTTGATGTTGCCAGTGGACGTTGCGCTGGGGCTCGTGGAGTTGCCGACGCTCAAGTTGCCGTTGCCGTCCAGATAGGCGTTAACGGTCGCGCTGGAGGCGTTCTGGATCGTATCGCATTTAAGTGTAGCGGCCATTATTTAATTCCCGCAAGCTGCTCGTCAGTCGGACGAGGATAATCGGGGTGTTCCCACTTGGCGATATAATCGCCGCGTTCGTCACCGGCATTTTCAAGCCGAATTGACCCAAACGGCCCAAAGTCATATTCCGTAAGATATGGATATAGCTGCATGATTTTATCGTAGAGTGACATTACGCAGCCCTCACTAATGCACCTTGGAAGAAATTATATGTCGTTGGAGTAATAGCATTAAGCGCAACGCTGGCGGATAAATAAATCCATGCTTCAGCATAATCGGTTGTTCCGTTCATATAAACTATAGTTGATAAATTAGCTAATGACCCAACTGTCGCTGGGGCGCTAATATTACCGTATTTGAATAGCGATCCATTTTTATATAGCGAAATGATACAAGCGGTCGTTGTCCCTGAAGGAGCAACAACCGCGTTGAATTGATAGTATCCAGCAACATTAGGCGTAAACCTATAGTTGGTCGCGCTGTCAAAACAGTTGGCCGTATCAAACTCTTCGGCTTGCAAATTCATCTTTGTCCATGTGCTTGAAGATGGTGTTTGAGCCGAACTTTGATACGCGCTGAACGCTGGACCAAGATCAGCTTGAACCCATGCAGAGCCGTTATAGGTTTCTAAGACATTAAGCGTAGAGTTATAGCCAGTTTGCCCAGCCGTAGCCGGCGAAGGACGGCCAGCCGTCGTCCAAGACGGGAATATCTCGCCGGTTGTTCCGTTAAGAGTTAGCGGCATTATTTTGCCTCCACAGCGTTTAGCTGTTCGTCTGTCGGGCGCGGGTAGTCAGGATGTTCCCACTTGGCGATGTAGTCGCCATCGCCGTCATTCTGTAAAAAAATTGTCCCTGTCGGCGGAACAAAATCTTGATATGTAATGGCAGGATATATTGACATGATTTTTTCAGGGAGCGTCATTAGCCAGCCCTCACTAAAGCAGCTTGCATAAAGGTGCCGGCACCGCTTACAGCCTGACCAGTTGAAACAAACTGGCCGTAAAGTTGGATGTAGTCACCAGTTCCATTCAAATAGATTATAACCGCGCCAGATGCCTGACTGACATTTGCAGAGTTTGAATTGGCGAATTGCTTAAATGATGAACCATTTTTATAGAGTATTATTAGCATCGGCGTAGCTGATGATGCTGGTGCAATGGACGCAGTTACTGTGTAATACCCAGCGACATTTGGGCAAAATGAATATTGAGGAACCGACAAGCCGTTCTGTGTTGTTGTGCTGCCCGTGTTGTTGAAACAATTTCCAGTGCCGGAGTTCCAATCAACAGAACTAATTTGCAATAAAGTTGTAACACCAGCCGTTAGGGACTGAGAACCAACACTTGCTGAAAATGACGGGCCATTACCAGCCACATTGTTCGCCAACATCGTCTGGCTAACAGTCCCGCTATCCGCAGACGTGATAATGTTGCCGGTTTTGGCCGGAAGCGTCAGCGTGTTCGTGCCCGCCACACCCGTTGGCGTCAGCGTGATCTGACCAGACGTTGCGCCTTTGAGGACTAAATCACCCATATCAAACCACCGTCCAATTACTTCCCGAACTGACAGTGACCGTCACTCCAGAATCAATCGTAATCGGGCCAAAAGTGCCCGCATTTGTCGTCGCCGGGACAGTGTAGTTCGTTGTCACCGTCTGGCCGTTGTTCCAGAAAATAGCGTCCGAACCACCACCCGTCGCACCGCCCGTGATCGTCGTCCAGGTCGCGTTACCGCTACCGTCCGTCGTCAGAGCCTGACCGCTAGAGCCCGCGCTTGTCGGCAGCTTCAGCGTCCAAGTGCCCGCTATATCAGCAACAGACAGCGTGACAAGACCTGAAGTCAGACCCGTGAACTTGACCGCGCCAGTGGCCGTAGAGGCAACGCCCAGCGTAATGTCATCGTTAAAGGTGGGGCTATTCGAGAAGACAAGCGAGCCCGTGCCCGTCTCATCCGTAACAGCCGCCGCCAAGTTGGCGCTGGAAGGTGTACCAAGGAAAGTTGCAACATTAGCGCCAAGACCGCTAACACCTGTGCTAATCGGCAGGCCGGTCGCGTTGGTGAGCGTGCCGCTAGACGGCGTGCCAAGCGCTCCGCCATTGACAACAATCGCGCCCGCGCTGCCGACATTCGTGGCAAGAGCCGTGGCGACATTGGTGCCCAGACCGCTAACGCCGGTGCTAATCGGCAGACCCGTGGCGTTAGTAAGCGTAGCGCTAGACGGTGTGCCAAGAGCAGGCGTAACAAGCGACGGGCTCGTAGCCAGCACAACGTCGCCCGTGCCGGTAACAGTCTTTTCGCCCAGCGTGCCAGCGTTATCGTAAAGAATACGGCCTGACGTGCCGCCAGAAATGCCGGTAGTTCCGACAGTTAATGTTCCGCCGCCAGCTATCCAAGAAGTATTGCCCGATCCGTCCGTAGACAGAACGTAACCGTTTGTGCCTGCCGATGTCGGCAGCGTCAGCGTCCATGCGGCGCTGTTATTACCTGAAGCTACGGCTACATAGTTGGCGCTGGCTGAATTATAGAGCTTAAGCGCCGCGCTGGTTGTCGAAGCGACGCCGAGCTGCACAGTAGCTGTGCCTGCGCCGTTTACGAACGTAAAGGCTGCGTCGCCACCGAACGCACCGGCGTTATTAAACTGGATCTGCGTATTAGAGCCGCCAGGCGAACCGCCGCCGCCGCCGCCGCCGGCCGCCCAAGACAAGACGCCATTAACGTCGGTCTGGAGATAATAGCCGTTGACAGGAGCCGCAGCCGGAAACGTCAGCGCATAGCTGGCGGCTGTGCTGTTAGACGAGCGCAGTTTGACCGTGTTAGCGGTCGTATTGGCTAGAATAAGCTCGCCCTGCGTCGTGCTAGAGACGCCGAGCGTAATGTCGTCGTCGAACGTCGGGCTGTTAGAAAAGACCAGCGAGCCGGTGCCAGTTTCATCCGTAACAGCAGCGCGCAGATTAGCGCTTGACGGCGTGCCAAGGAACGTCGCAACGCCACTACCCAAACCGCTGACGCCGGTGCTGATCGGCAGGCCGATTGCGTTGGTGAGCGTCGCAGCCGACGGCGTGCCGAGATCTGGCGTAACGAGCGTTGGGCTTGTCGCAAACACAAGCGATCCGCTGCCCGTCTCGTCAGTGACCGCAGCCGCAAGATTAGAGCTGGACGGCGTGGCGAGCCACGTCGCAACGCCAGCGCCCAGACCGCTAATGCTGCCGGCAGGATAGCCCGTGCAGTTCGACAGATTACCGCTGGAAGGCGTGCCAAGAGCGCCGCCGTTGACGACCGGAGCGCCGGCCGAGCCGATGCTAATGCCGAGCGCCGTGGCGACGCCGGTGCCAAAGCCCGAAATACCTGTGCTGACAGGTAGACCCGTCGCGTTCGTCAGCGTCGCAGCCGATGGTGTGCCAAGGTTAGGCGTGACAAGTGTGGGCGACGTGGCCAGCACGATGCTACCAGAGCCAGTCGATGAATTGCCGAGCGCTGTGACCGTGCCGCTGGTCGGCAGCGTCAACGCCGTCGTGCCAGTAGCCGTGAATGTCACCGAATGCGCGCCGACAGTCGCAAAAGTCGAACCAGCAGCCAGCGAAAACGTCGCAGCCGTCGCCGGAGCGGTGATCGTGACCTTATTTACAGACCCGTTTAGCTCTAGATTACCGCTTTTATCAACAACAAAAGAGGCCGTAGTGGCCCCTGAAACCGTCAAATTAAGCAGTTTAGACGACGCGCTGGACGATGTATTGGTGACGGCAAGTTTAATGCCGTTCCACGTCGTCGTTACGTCGTTCCAGCTATCAGTAAGATTGTAAATAAAGGCCATTTAGATCACTCGAAGAAGACAGTGACTTTCGGACTAGAGCCGCCAATGACGACATAAAGGCCCTTATTCAGACTGATACCTTCAGCCGTGAAGATGTAGTTTCCCGGCGTTGCGGCCGTAAACTGCGCCAAAACGATAGGATCTGACGTGGAAGCTGCCGGCGAGTCATAGACCGCGACCGTGACAGACGTGCCGCTAGAAGCAAAAATGCCCTTCAGCTTGGCCAGGCCAACCTTTAGCTGCGTAGACGCTTCGATTTCCTGATAATAAGCCATTTTTGCTCTCTTAGGCTAGGAATTTCAATTTATACAGCGTGGAGAGGTATAAGTCCACGATTCCGTCGACAATATTCTGGAGCGCGCTGTCGTCACCAAACTCTTTTCGAGCTTCTTCGACTTCTTTCAGTGAATCCTCAAGAAATTCAACGACATTGTTGGTCTTTTTGGCCGAATGAAGTGTAATCGGGCCGATCAAGCCATGACGGCCCTGATAAGCTTCCGCCAGATCGTCGGCCAAGTCGATCACTTTGCTGTAAAAGCCGCCCAAAGCCTTGTGTTTAGCGTAGGATCGCGTGTTCAGATGCACGGAATGCGTCACGTCGCGCGCCAGAAAGAGGTGTCCGATCAGATCCGCGCAGCTCATTGACCAATCTCCCGCATTGGTGCGCTACCTGGCACCAAATCACCTGTATCCAGAGCCGCCGCAATGGTGCCCTGCACAATATCCTGAATTTGTTCTGGCGACAGACCGCTCTGCATGGCCGACAGACGCTTCGTTTCAGCGTCATAAGCTTTGATCTGCGTGTTTTGCTCGTCAATCGCCAGTTTCTGCATCTCATACGACTGCATGAGCTGCTGGATCTGGGCGTTGGTCTGCTCCATCGCCTGCGCCATCTGCTCCATCTGCATACGCATAACTTGCGCTTCCGGCGACTCGTCGGTGTCTTGCAACACTTTCGGGTCGAGCATCTTTTCGAACCGCTTGGCCATCGTCTCAGAGCCTGGCCAGTCCATGTTCTTGACGAACAGATCGCCCGCGACCGACCACAGCGCTGGGTTGGTCTGGAGGATCTGGCCCATTGTGTCCATCGCCTCCTGCTTACGGGTCATGTAGCTGGGGCCAGACGACACATGCACGTCGTAGGTGCCGACATTCGGGTTGTAGATCTTCATGATCTCAATACCCTGATCGTCGACAATGCGGCGCACCGCCTCCGGCTGGGCCGGATTGATGCGCGCCATGCCGACTTCACCCTCGACGTTGATGATGCGGGCGACGCGCTGCGTGTCGTAGATCTTCGGGATCAAATCAACGAGCTGCCGCGCGACATACTTGATCGCCCGCGCGAGGTTGTCGACATAATGATAAGTACTCGTGTCGCCTTGCCGCTCCCGAGCGAGGATCGCACGACCCGTCCGCTCGTTGGAAGTCGCCCCAATGCTACTATCGTACTGGCCGGTAGTCGATTTAATATCTTCCCCCGCCCCCATTTTAGCTTGAATGAGTCCCGTCTGGGCCAGAGGCGGTTGCGCGCGCTCAGGAAGGGGAAGAGGGTTTCCAGCACCATCGCTAACGTCCGGGTTGACCTCAAGATACGGCCAGTTGTTCGTATTGGCCGTCTTCCACTGCATTTCGTAGCCTTCGAACTGGCCGCCATAGCCAATGAAAGGCGCTTTCGGGGCCAGCGCGAGCATTTCCGCTTCTTGGCTGACCCAATAGTTATACATGCGCTGCGCGTCCTTTGCGTTGCGCACAAGTCCACTTATGTAAATCTGTCCGTCGACCTCGAACTCGTTGCCGATCACGCGGATCACGGGGATGTATTTACCCGCCCACTCGCGCTCTTCCAGCACCTCATAGCCGTTGGTTTTGATCCACATGATCTTGCGGCGGTCGCTTTCGCGCGAACGCAGCGGCTTACCATAGACAGCCTTCAGACGCTTATCTTCTGGCGTATTGTTGAACGCCGTGATGTTGTCTGGATAGAGGTTGAGCGTCGCCTTCTTAGTGTCAACGTAAAAATACTCAGCGATACGGACAGTCTCTTGGCTGACCCACATGCTTAGCGTCTGGTCGCCCACGCCCTGACTCATCATGCCCGTCACAGGCGTCGCGTCAGGATACATGCGCTCGTATTCAGCTTTCGGAATGTCTTCCGTAATAAAGCACCAATTCGCGTCCTGACCGCACGGGTCTTGGATCATTGGATCCATGTAGACCGAGAACGAGCTACGAACGCGCGCAATACGAATATCCTGCTCGAACGAATCTTCTTTGCAGTATTCCGTCAAGATGCGGATATAGCCTTCGCCGTATGTGACCTGGTTGTCGCAGGCCGTGTCATAAGCAACGTCGGCGTCGGACATATACTCAATGTGCCGCACGATACCGTCGAAGATCTCCGCAACCTCCGGGTCCGCGTTGTCGTCGGCGGGGATGACCCGCGCAGTCGGTCGGTTCTGGCGCTGCTCGTTCGTCACAAGGCGCACGTGCTGCGGCAGCTTGTTGATCGTCAGGCATGGGCGCGCGTTGATCGTCTGGCCCTGCACCGCGCCGCGTGTCGCCAGCACGTCCGCCGGCCACTGCCACGCGTTGTCCGGCGAGCCGGCCATGAAGCGCAGGTCGTCTAGCTCGTCTTCGCGGCTGTCGCTGTAAGCCGCCATCGCTACCGTGAAACGGTGACGCATTGTGGCCAGACGATCATCGTCCGGGTTGTCGGAGACTTTGCCAGCGGCGATTACGTCATCACTTGCCACAAGACTTGCCCTTGCTCATTTTGCCGGGTTTGGCCGCCGCGCGCTTGGTCGAGTAGGCGATAGCGACCGCCTGTTTCGGCGGCTTGCCCGCTTTGATTTCGGCCGCAACATTCTTACGGAAGGCGTTCTTGGACGCTGACTTGACTAGGGGCATTAGTGTCCCATCCATCCTGAAGAGGCTGTGCCTGCACCATAACTGACGCGCGGTCTGTTGTCCATTGGTCTTGCTTCCCTGTGCGCGACCGGATACGCGAACGTCACCGCGATAGCGTCGGCGGCGTCAGGGCTGGCCAGCCCCCGCGCTTTCATGTCCTTCTTGCTCTCTAGGAATATAGTCCCTTTACTGTCGGGCTTCATCATCGGGCCGGTCAGGTCGCTCTTGAGAAAGCGGTCGTTTGGTATGCTGGCCGTCTTCAACCACTCCCG